CCGGGGTCAAACTGCTGCGGCTCCGGTATCCACCACAATGTTACCGTCCCCCCTGGCGGGCTTTCTGGGATGAATCGAATTTGGTCATCCTGGATAATGAAGAAGGTATTCGCCATGTAACCTTGCTTCAGCATCGGGCTCTCGTAGGCATTTCTTTCCTGGAACATGTAGCGTCGGATTCTTCGAGTCACACCGCCAGAGCCAAAGTCGCACCCAAGGGCTTTCCAGAAGTTGTTAGGAAGGTCCTTAACGTTGTCACCATCGGCATGTCCCGTAGGAAGGGAGAATGAGGTAGAACTTACATAGTAAAGCTCGTACTCGTTCACCATCATCTCATGAAGCTCTGCAATGGCCTCATTGATGTAGTCAGTCACTTCAGCATCTGTACAGAACGTAGAGTTCTCTTGATCTGCACGACGCCTTGACCTTGTGATCAAGCTTGACAGTGATGTTGTATTTCTTGCCATGCTTTACCTCAAAAATAGAAGGGGGCCGAAGCCCCCATTCCATTAGTAGTCCTCATCATCACTGTTTAAGGCTATCTGGACAAAGTCGAGCAAGGCCTCACAGGCGTCCTTTTCTTTGTCTTCTGATACCTCTATCCCAATGGCACTGAGGAACTCACTGCAGGCGCCCAGTAGGGCCTCCTTGGGTTCCAGTGAGTCTTCTTCCTCTTCACCCTTGGACTTCTTGTTCTTCTCAAGGATCATCAGAGCTACGCCATTCTTTTTGGGCATCTCATCCTCCTTAGAAGCTGTAACTTGAGTTCTTTACAATGATGTGTAGCTTCATAACTGAGCCACTTGCTGGATCTGTCGGAGTGGCACCGGTAATAGTTTCAAACTGAATGGTAGCACCACCAGCTGAAATTGTTTCCGCGTCAATCTGATAAATCAAATCCTGCTCGGTGTCTCCATCAACGATAAAGATCCCATCAAAGAATAAAAACTTAGAATAAATATCGTCAGCACCACCAACTGTACCCAGTGTCAGGGTATAATCCCCAGCGGCGTTTCTGGCGATGGACTTAACACCTGCGCTGTCTGCGGCAACAAGGGTCGGGGCACCAGTGCCTCCGATTGTCACCTCAGCAAAAATATGTGTCACTGCTTGGGCTACTGCCTGTGTAGGCTTAAATGACCGATTAGCCATTACTCACCTCCTTAAAGTGCAATGCGAACATTAAATCCTGGGGCATTACAGGCGAGGTTACCATAGAAGCCAACTCGGACTTCGTAGGCATCCGCTGATGACTGCCGCAAGATTCTGTTTCCGTCTAGATCAAGGATGTGAGGTGCGCCACCCAGGGAGTTCAGAGACCAAGTGTCGAGCTGAAGCATATAAGCCACGCTAGGAGCACAGTTTTGATCTGGAACAACATTGATGACTGCATTTGGTCCTTGAACCGCCAGGCTTCTAAACCCGACATCAACATCCCTTGCCTTAAGCTCGTCATAACGAACTCTTGATCCAAGAGATTTTTCTAGGTTGATATAGGACTCAAAGCTCATAACACACACATCTGGCCGTCCGCCGGCACGCGCCGCCTTAGCTGCGCCAGAGACAAGAGCCTCTTCGATTGGCATTGCAGATCCGTCAAAGCGAATACCGCCCAATCGCTCAGTGTCAACGCTTCGGTCTTGGCCGAAGAAAGCAGTTGACCCTGGGGCGGATGATGGCAACCACCCGTCTAAACCCATAATGGCTTTGGCGCTTGCAGCTGTTAGCGTTGCGCCCGCCTGAGTCCCAGACCGGAAGATGTAATCGCTTGCCGAAATGCCTGTTGCACTTGCCACATCAAAAGTGCCTGCGCTTCGATCGATTGATGCAATAGTTGTTGCTGATGTTACAGAGGACGAACCGCCTGTGTCAGAAGCAAAGACCAAAGTCATTCCAACTTCAAAGTTGGCAATTTCGTCAACGTTCCCGAGCGTTACGGTCGTACTTGCGATACTGCCTACAGTCCCCATGTACCCGCCACCATCACGGAAGAGCTGAACAGAGAGGTCACGACTAAGTGCATGAATCGCTCCGTCAATTTCCATTGTCAAATACCGAATAAAGGCATCAGCCTTCCCTTCGGTTGCCTTGATGGCTTCGCCTGCAACACTGGCGACTGAATAATTTTTTACGCGGGTCAAAAGGAACTGACCCAGGCTTGATGTTGATGTTTCAGCCTGTGCGGTTGCAAAGGTTGCTGAAACGTTTTGTGGGTTTCCGTAGATCAGAGGAATCGGCATATTTAGGCCGCCGAATTTCTCGTACTTGGGAACTAATGCATAAAAAGGATTGTTTTTGTAAACAAGGTCCTTAATTCGAAAATCTTTGTAATGCTGCTTTACCGCTTCTGATACGTCGGTAAGGTTTAATGGGGCTGCCATTCTATTCTCCTTGGTCGCGAATTAAGCGATAGGAGACAGTGCGCCGCCTATTCGCCGAAAAACTTAAAGCTGCGGGCAAGATGGTCGAGGTGCTCGTCTCTAGTCATTGGTTTAGAGTGAGCTTCGCCGTCCGTGGTCATTCCGACCGCCGCAACTGAATTTGATAATGTTTTCGGCCTTGAATCTGGCTGCCGAGGGGCTTCTGTTTTCGCTTCGTTCCCAAAGGAATCTTTNTATTTTTTGGCTATTTTCTTGCTGCCAAAGTAACTGCGGGCTTCCTCTTCGAGGTGATCCTCGACTAGTTGCGCCGCCTGCTTATACTCCATGACCTGCCCGGACGAGTTATAATGCTCTTGCATTACTTCCGCGACTAACCCGTGCGCGTCTCTAGAATGTATAAGCTCAAAGTCTTCATTGTTAGTCTCNACGAAATTGCGGATTTCGTCAATGAAATTATTGTACGCGGTTTCCTGCTTCGAAACAACCTCTTGNTCTTCACGACTNCTTAACTTTGATTCAAGTTGGTCAATTCGGNTCAGAAGCTTATCAATGCTGGAGTCTCGCTTGTAGTCATCGGGCTTCTTGTTGCCACTAAGGATGTCTTCCGACAATCTCTGATAGTCGAGATCGAGCCGCGACAATAACTCCCTAGGGTTCTCGGCGGCAATCTTCCGCAGTTCTTCAAGCTCTCTGGCTGCATCATTAGGGTTGCCCTGCTGAGTCCTTAATTCCTCAACCTCCTGCTGGAGTTTTTTGTAGTCTTCTTGGCTCCGCCTAACACCCTTCTCCCGCTTAGCCAGTTGCGCGAATCTTCGGCTAAAGTCCTTTGTGGTCTCTTCCGGCTCCTGTGTCGGGGCGATTTCCCCTGGTTCCGGCCCTTCCTCAAGGGCAACCTCCGCCGCCGCAATTGCGGTATCTGCTGCGGGTTCGGTTCCTGGTTCTGGAGCCGAAGTTGCCCCTGCTCTCTCTGCCATTAGTCCATTTACATGATCAATTGTCTCTTGAAGGTGGTCNTGGGCCATNTGCATCNTGTCTCCTTACTGCAAGTCTTGAGGCGGGAGTGCCTCTGGTTCCGAAGGCATTGCTGCCTCAATATCAGGGGGCAAAGCACCCCCTGCTTCAGGAGGNAATTCTCCTCCTGCTTCGGGTGGTAAAGCAGACCCAGCCCCTTCAGGGGTCATCTGAGGCTGGGCTGCCTGCGCCATGGAAGCCATGAGCGCCATACAGTCATCAATATAACGGCGTAAAAGNGACATACGTTCATCAGGTACATTGTTTATCTTTGCGCGGAGATAGGCCTGTTGTACCCGCTTCACCGATAAAGCCAAATTGCTGTACGGTTCCGGCTGAACGTATTTCCCTTTGTCCACCATGTTTTCAATCAGCATATCAATCTCATCTTGATCTGCAGTCATGTATTGAGTAACCGATTCTATGTCTGGGTAATCCAAGAGCTTCAAAATAGTGCCTGGGTCTTGAATAATCCCACTCTGAGCAAGCTCGATAACCTTCTGAAGCTTACCAGCAGGGCTTTGCGGTAATAGCGAAGTTGGCCATATCTTCATGACGTATTGTTCTTCGCGGAGATCGATATCTTTCCACTTAATCTGCTCGATATACTTATCGCCGCTACTTACGACCTCGTAGTCATCGCCGCGCTCAGCAATCCTTCGAGCCAAGTCAATCATCTGTCTGGCGGCTTCCATGAACATGCTTTCGTAGTTTTGGGCCACGATCATAAAGCGTTCTGTCTCAATATCGGAGAATTCTCGAAGAGCGACTGCTGATTCAAGTCCAGCGGGCTTCTTCGACATCGCAGCAAGCTCACTTACTCCCGATATCTGATAGGCGCGGTTGAAGAGCCTATCCAGGTGGGAGAAGACCTCTCCGGAGACTGTTTTTGGCACGTAGAAGACAGGAGGCTGACCAATATAGTCGACGATGCCCCACTCTTCGTTGTTAATCTGGTGGTCGGCTATTTGTGACCCAGTCTCAAGAAATACCTTCGGCTTCGCAAGATGCATCTGTTGCTGAATATTCTGAAGGAGCGTGTTAATCTCCAACTGTATCCCCATAAGCTGCTCAGCGAGTCCCTGACCCCAGAATCCGAGCAGACGATCAGACCAACGCAGAAAAACGAAAGGAAAATAATTGTGCTCATAATTCTCATCCAAGAGCGTTAGATTTTCCAAACAGATTACGTGGCGACCATCCGGGGCACCCTCAATACTAGGAAGGTGCCATGCCTCTACTACTTGGACCATCTCGTTAACATTAGAACCGGCGTTATACTCCTCAGTCTCAAAGGTGGACGCCTCTTTGATTCGATCTGCATACTCCGGATAGGTGTATGTCAGAACATCACGAGGAACCGCCTTAACCTGAAAAATACTTCTTGGCTTCTTATACTTGGCTTCCTCGATCGACACCATAATCTCTTCNGGGAAAACTCGCTCACATAAAATATCCGAGTTGTGTTCGTACACTTTTAGGACGCCAGTCCCAAAGACACACGAGTCCATAAAGACCTCTGGAGCAACTTCGTAGAGCTTGGTCCTGTAAAATTGGCCATCGCAAAATTTTTCTAGGAGCTTGCCCTTCCTCTGCTGAGAAAAGTCTCCGCCTGAAGTAAGGAATGCGCAGCGTGGCCGATTCTTCGCAATCTTCGCCTGGACCGTATCGCACATCGACTTGATGACGTTGAACGTGACCGGTCTGTGAGATCCCGCTCCTTGTGGCCTTGAGACTCCAACCAGGTTCAGCGACGGAGTATTTTCGTCGTTGTAAGACCTGTAGTGCTGGAGATTGAGGCTCGATATGTGGCCGTAATCCCTTTGCATCGCGTTCAGCAGATCAAAGACAAAATCATGAGAGTCCTTCTCTTTTGCCTGCCACCAAAAAATTCGTTCTTCCATTTCTATCTCCACTAGTGATAATTGTCCTGTGCTTCAGCTAAGACACTCGCCATCCTACACGCCTCTGGCTGTCTATCACCAGTTAAGTCTTTCTCTAGTTGTCCGATGTATTGCTGCTCTATCATGCTCCAGTACTCTGGCGATCCATACTTCGGCCTTACGGTCGGAGCCTTGTAGGTGAAATGGCGGCATTCCCGCCAAGCATAGAGCGCGGCATCTGAGAGGTGGTTCTCGAATCTCCCGTCTTCCTTCAGTCTGCTTTCGTCCCACTGCAAGACATCCCATTCTTCGAGGATCGGGCAGTTAGCTGGTATCATCACTCTATTGGAGAAGAGGTCATCATTCATCAGCTCAATAAACGTTGCCTTCTTACTTTTTTCGGCAGCTTGGACAGGGACTCCAAAGCGTTGTCTTATTTCCTCTACGATAGACCGGCCTAGTCCGCCGGCATCGGCGACGATTGAGACAAAGCCGAAGTGCTCATTCAGCTCGACAATCTTATGGGCTATTTGAGTAGGGATCATCTTAGATTCTTTGTGTGTCTCCACGACATAGCATTCCGGCATGTCCCTGCTAAATCCCAGGACCACAAAAGCAGTGGCGTCCGCATAACCCAAATCCACTCCAAGCACATATTCCCAATCTGCTGAATCATCGGGTGCCTCCATATAAATGTTCTCATCAGTATATTTATATATTAGCGAGTCGAATGACTTCACCCACTTGCCACACCACTCTCTCTGGAAGACCGGATTATCTTCGGTCCAGTTTCGCTTCTGGAGCTTCTTCTCTAAGAACTCTGCGGCATGTGGAATGTAGGGATTCTCTCTTACTGTCCACTTATGGACGGAGTATTCATATTTGGGATTAGTGGTAGCATCGTAGAAATACCCAGAGCATCTTGCGTTGGGGGTCCCGGTCAGCATTAGGGTTCCGTCGTAGTCAATTAGCGCCGGCTCAATAACCTCTTCAATAAGGCC